AAAGATGGAATGATGATTACTAAAGGCGGAGATTACATTAAGGATTTATTATAATGGCAAAAAATAAAAAAAAGAAAATGCCTAAAGCAAGAGACATGGCTATGGGTGATAAGAATATTGTTTATTTAGGAGATCCTTTCATGGTTGATGGTGAGATGTTTGATCCTGTAAAAGCACATCCAGAAGATTATTTAAGACCTGAGGGTGCAGACAATTACAGTACGGGTGGTGATGTTACTGTCACTAAAGGCGGAGATTACATCAAAGATTTAATAGACTAGGAGACTCAGTGAGCCTAGAAGCTTTAAAGAAACAAGAGATCATAGAAGATGAACCTACATCTAATGTTCCTGTAGGAAATTCAGAATACGCAGAACCTTATGAACCGAGCGCCTTGAAGGGTGTAGCGGGACTAGCGGTTGCTGGTGCAGGAGCCGTGGCTCTTAGAACTCCTATCGGTAGAGCCCTTAATCGTATTATGGCTAAGACAACGCCAAAGAATCCCGTATCACGGATCAAGGAACCAGTTGATCAGGTAGAAGAAATATTACAGATTGCTCCAACAAGAGTTGAAAGAGGTCAAGCAATGACTAAACCTCAAATCTCATTACAAGAACAAATTAGACAAGAAGCAATTCAAAAATCAAACGAGTTAAAAAAGATTGCTTATAACAACCCATTATCAAGAGGAGGTTCTACTAATCGTATCGGATCTTCACTATGGGATTACATTGCAAGACACCCGATTTCAGGTGCAAGAAAAGCAGATGAATGGATTAGAGATTTTAAATCTACTGGCCCTGGATCTTTTAAAACAGGTAATCCTGATTTTAAAAGTATTTCTCAAGGGGTAAAGAAAGAAGAGTTATGGGACTCCAACATTGCACAGTTTGATAAACAAGGTAATTTAATAGGTGGCTTTTTAAAAGTCGCTCAAGACAAAAAGATTCCATTAACTAAAATGGATTTACTTTACATCGTCGAAAAAGCTCCTGTGAACAATCTTAAAACTAGAAAGTACATGACTGATGTTAAAATCGTAGATGAAGCAGAAGATGTGTCACGTACTATGAATAATAATTTAGATACTATTAGAGCACAAATCACGGCTATGCCTACAAGATCAGATACACAAACTCAACGATTATCTAGTTTATTAGAGAATATTAATGCAGTGCAAAAATCAAATTTAAAAATTAATGCAAGAATGAATTATAAGTTTAGAGAAGTAGCTTCTGATGACTATGATCGTTTCAGTGCATCGCCTTTCAAAGATTCTGTAGACAGTTATGAAAATATAATAACTCAAGCTAGAAACTTAGGGCTAAATGTTAGTGATGACGTAGCAAATGCAACTAACATTTTAAAACGAAGAGATACAGAAATGTTTAGAAAACTACAGCTACAAGAATCACAAGGCTTTAGACCGAAGTATGGAAACCACTCTGAATATAGAATTAAAGGTGGTGATGAGTATTTTGAAAATGTAGTTTACTATCCTAAACCGTTACCAATGGGTCAATCGCTACCGTATGACTTTAACAGACATTACAGTGGTATTCCTAATCAGATATATCATGTAAGAGGAAGTATTCGTAAGACAGCAGACAATCAAAAGATTCAAATGATTGATGAAATACAATCTGACTACAACCAAAAGCTTAGAGATGTAAACCCTGCAAGAGATAGAGTTGAAAATGCCTTTGGTTCTGAAATAGAATTTTTCTCATCAAATAGAAAGTTAGATGCAATCGTAAACGAGATGACTAACATTACAAGAAAAGGTATGAAGCAAACAAATGCGGACATGAAACGATTTAGAGAACTTAAATCTGATTTTGATGAAATTAAATCAAACTCGATGAACCTAGCGAACATTAATACTAGAAAACAAACAGATGCAATTCCATTCTTACCTTTATTCGGAAAACAGAACTGGGGTGGACATGCTTTGAAAAATACAATTAAAGATGCAGTAGATAGAGGAGTACAGTGGGTTGGAATTTCTCCTGTAGAAAGACTACACCATTTGAAAAGAGATAGGTTTTTAGGGGATATAGAGTTTTATGGAAACAGATTTGGTAAAGCAGGTTTTAAAAACTATAAAGTACTTAGTAAGAAAAAAGATAGAGAAATTTTAACGGATCCTAAGAAAGAAGCAACTCTACCTGCGGAGATGAAACGATTAGCTAGAGAATATAACTCTGAGGTAAAAACAATACCTGTTGCTAAATCAGATCCTGATAAACAGTTTAAAGTAGTTAGAACAAATCAGGGTAAAAAAGAATTTGGTTATGCCAATAATAAAAAAATTGATGAGCATATCGCTGCATTTAAAACAGAAGCAGAAGCTCAGTATTATGTAGGAAGATATGGTGACAATGCTGAAATTGTAAGAATGACACCAAATGATCCAGATTTATTTTATGACGTATATGCGATTAAGATCTCTCCAGATATGATCAATAAGCCTTTCAAAGCTTACAATGAGGGTGGTCTAGTCGTAAATATATTTGCATGATATTATAAATCTGTTATAACAAAAGGAGATAATTATCATGGCAAGCAAAAAAATCAAAAAAGCTTTAGGTGCTGCTTTATTGGGCTTCGGTGCTGCAAAAGCAATGAGCGCAATGGGTGCTGCTAAAAAAGCAAAAATAGCTGCTGCTCAAGTAGACACAGGTGATCTTGGCTCAGAAATGGCTAACGACACTGCATTAGCATCAGCAATGAGAAAATCAATGTTACCAAAAAAGAAACCAATCTCTAAATCCAGCGGAGCTGACTTTATGGGGTATGGTGATACATTTGGTTTAGGTCCATATGATGGAGCTAAAGAAGGTAAAATGATTAAAGCTAAAAATGGCGTAATGGCTAGAGGCTGTAAGCTAGGAAGAAATAAAAGAACTATCATTACATAAGCATGGCTGAAGTAGAAAAACAAAATGAACTTCCTGAAGAAGAAGTTGAAGAACAAGAAGTTGATGTAGAAGTTGAGGGTCAGGAAACTCCAGACGAGGCTCCAGAACCAGAAGAAGATTTTTACAGAAACTTAGCTGAAGATATGGACGAGCGAACGCTTGGCCGTATGTCTTCACAACTTATTCAGGATTATAAAAAAGATAAAGTTTCAAGAGCGGATTGGGAACAAGCTTACACACAAGGTTTAGACCTTCTTGGATTTAAGTATGTGCAAAACACAAGACCTTTCCAAGGTGCAAGTGGTGTAACCCATCCGCTTTTATCTGAAGCTGTAACACAATTTCAAGCGCAAGCTTACAAAGAGTTATTACCAAGTGATGGACCTGTAAGAACAACAGTCATTGGTGCGGACACTCCAGAAGTATCACAACAAGCAGAACGTGTTAAAGATTTCATGAACTATATGTTGATGGAACAAATGGAAGAATACACACCAGACACAGATCAATTATTATTTTATTTACCATTAGCAGGATCTGCATTTAAAAAAATTTACTACGATGAAATCAAACAAAGAGCAGTTGCTAAATTTGTGCCTGCTGAAGATTTAATTGTTCCATATTACGCAACTGATTTAAAAGATTGTGAAAGAATTACACATATTGTTAAGATGTCAGAGAACGATGTTCTTAAACAACAGAAAGCAGGGTTCTATAGAGATGTAGAATTGATGCCAAAGCAAGCTGACAAGAGTCCAATCCAAGATAAGTTAAATGAATTAGAAGGTGTAAAACCTGCTGGAGAAAAAGAATATCAATATAACATTTTAGAAATGCATATTGATTTAAACTTAAACGAGTTTGAAGTCGAGAATGCAGAGAAAGAAGTTAAACTACCTTACATTGTTTCAATAGATGAAGGTTCAGGAGAGGTTTTATCTATTTATAGAAATTACAACGAAGATGATGACACACAATCTAGAAAAGAATACTTTGTACATTACAAATTTTTACCTGGATTAGGTTTTTATGGCTTTGGTTTAATCCATATGATTGGTGGATTATCTAGATCTGCTACTCAAGCATTAAGACAATTGCTTGATGCAGGTACTTTAGCGAACTTACCTGCTGGATTTAAGTCTAGAGGTATAAGAATTCGTGACGATGACCAACCTTTTCAACCTGGTGAGTTCAGAGATGTTGATGCACCTGGAGGAAATATCAAAGATCAATTCCAAATTTTACCTTTTAAAGAGCCAAGTGGTACTTTATTCCAACTTTTAGGCTTTGTTGTACAAGCTGGACAACGTTTTGCAGCGATTGCAGACATGCAAATGGGTGAAGACAGTCAAAATAGAGCTGTTGGAACGACTATTGCGTTGTTAGAGCGTGGTTCAAGGGTCATGAGTGCTATTCACAAGCGTTGTTACTACGCTATGAGACAAGAATTTAGACTTTTATCAAAAGTTTTTGCAGATTATCTGCCTCCTGTGTATCCATATGCAGTTACAAACGCAGATCGATTCGTAAAACTACAAGATTTTGACGATAGAGTGGATGTAATACCTGTTGCAGACCCAAATATCTTCTCAATGGCTCAAAGAGTGACTTTAGCAAACGAGAATTTAAAAATTGCTGCTTCAAATCCACAAATGCACAATTTAAGGGAAGCTTACAGAAGAGTTTATGAAGCTTTAGGAACAAAAAATATTGATGCTTTGTTAAAACCTGAATTACAACCACAACCTGAGGATCCTGCAACTGAAAATGCTAAATCATTACAGATGCAAATGCTAAAAGCGTTCCCTGAACAAGATCATGACTCACATATTGCAGCTCATAGAGCATTTATGGCTACAAGAATGGTTCAAATCAATCCAATGGTATATGCTTTACTACAAGGACACATATCTGACCACATTGCATTGAAAGCTCATGGTGAAATAGGCGATATGGTTCAGAATACACCAGAATTACAAATGCAAGCACAACAAGACCCACAAGGATTTAAAATATTATTTGATTCTATGGTCGCTAAAAAAGTTGCTGAGATTACAATGATGTTAGCTCAAGAAGAAGCTGGTGGACAAAAAGAAGATCCATTAGTTGCATTAAAACAAAGAGAATTAGATTTAAGAGCTATGGATTTACAAAGAAAAGCTATGGAGAATCAGCAAGATGCAGAAAGAAAAGAGATGGAGTTTGAAGAAAGATTAGACTTTGATAAAATGAAATTAGAATCTTCGGAAGATCAAGCCGAAGAGAGAATTAGAATTGCAGAAGAAAAAATAGACTTAGCTGCACAAAAACAAACTTCAAAAAAAGGAGATAAGTAATGGACTACAAAGCAGTGAAAAAGTTTTGGTCAGATTTCTTTAACGATGTTAAAGATTTTTGGAACAAACAGTTCAATAAATGGGAAGATAAATAATGCCTTTTAAATCCGAAAAACAAAGAGCTTATCTATTTGCAAATAAACCTAAATTAGCAAAGAAGTGGGCTGACAAATACGGAACTAAAATTTTAAAAGCTAAAGGTGGTGCAGATGCTTCTCAAGCAGATTTTGGTGGCAATACACCAGGTCCTGGAGATACAGGTGGAGAAGGTGGTTATTCCCAAAAAAGCACAAATCAATTTGGTGGTAAGGGATCAAGTCCAACTAGCACAGGGGGACCTCAAGTTCAAGTTAGAACAGGACCTGTTCAACTTCCAACTATAGGACCTTTGACTTATGCGTTTAATAAAATTTCACAAGGTTTATATAATGCGAAAAATTTAAAAGATGCTCGTCAAAATGATATTCTAGGTGGCGAGATGTTAACTACAGGTCAAAAAACAACAGGACCTGCAACAATGCCTGGTAATGATAATAACAAACAATTATGTCCTGATGGAACTTATCCTCCATGTAAAACACCGCAATCACAAACATTTGAACATGGTGGAGAGATTGTGATAAGCTCTAATGTAGATAAAAGTTTACTATGATAAAAAATAAAAAATTAACAAAAACTGTTCCACCTAAAAGCGGTCCTAATTCACAAGTACCACCTATTAAAATGAACTCTGGTGGAGATGCTTGTTGTAGCGAGTGCGTAGATACAAGAGGAACTAAAGGTATTCAAGTTAAAGGTTTCAACTTTAGGGGGGTTAGATGATACTAAAAAAAATAGCAAGATGGATTTGGTGTTTATTTTTTCCACCAATTATTTATAAAGAAAAAAAGGTAGTGAAAGAACCTTGTTGGAAACATGAAAAATTTAAAAAAGGTTGTCCAATTTGTAGGAATTTAAATAATGGTAGCTAAAGTTGCAAAATATATTGGAAGTGCGATTGCTAAAAGGGTTTTAAAAAATAGACCTGACCTTCATAAAAAATTTGATAAAATTATGAAAAATGATGTAGACCCTTCTATATCTCAAGAATCACAAATATCTCAAGCTCTAAATATTTTAAGATCTCCAAAAATAGATAAAAAATCTACAGGTGGAATTGTATTTAAGGGTAGTGATTATTATAAAGATCTGTTATAAATTTGAATGTTTGAAAATCTCTCAAAAAGAGAACAATTAATTTTTTTAGCTGGTATATTCGAAGGTGAAGGTTGGTTTGGTGTTAATAAAAAACCGAATGGGTGGACTCCTGCAGCTGTACTAGAAGTACAGATGACTGATGAAGATATTGTTAAAAGATTTCAATATTATTTCAAAACAAATGGAAACATTCACAAAAAAAAGAAAAAACAAAAAGAACATCACAAACAAGTTTGGCGATTTTGGTTAAAAGGCTATCGTGCTTTACACTTTATGGAAGAGATGCTACCCTATTTAGGTACAAGAAGACAAAAACAATATTATGATGTGGTTAAAATTATTGGGGATGGGCCTAAAAACTGGAGCCCACTTATATCAGAACAAGCAAAGAACCAAACAAGCAATGTCCGATGCACAACTTCTGCA